GACGGTCGTCGCCCGGCTGAGCCGCACCTCGGACGACCTCTGGCTGCGCTGGGCCGCGCTGCTGCACGACATCGGTAAGCCGGCCACGAAGCGGTTCGATTACAAGCTCGGGTGGACGTTTCACAACCACGAGCTGGTGGGCGAGCGCATGGTGCCGCGCATCTTCCGACGGATGAAGTTGCCGATGAACGAGAAGATGAAGTTTGTGCAAAAGATGGTGCTGCTCCACATGCGGCCGATCAGCCTGGCGGACGACGAGGTGACGGATTCGGCCGTGCGGCGCCTGCTCTTCGAGGCGGGCGACGATGTGGACAACCTGATGAAGCTCTGCGAAGCGGACATCACGAGCAAGAACCCGGAGAAGGTGCGCCGCTTCCTGAACAAGGCCGTCCCGCCGGCGACGACCCGCCAGCTGACCGGCATGGACCGCCTGCCTGAAGACCGCGGCTGGGACGCTCCCATGGTGAAGGTCTTCCAGTACCTCGTGCTCGCCTGGAACAAGCCTGGCGTGCCCGCGGGCTGGGACTTCGGGGACTGGGTCGACGGCGACTTCGGCGAGGCCACGGTCAAGGCGCTCCAGATGGCGCTGAACGCCTCCAAGACCAACAGCTTCCGGCTGTGGTGAGATCGTGACATCGTCGTAACCTATAGGTACCTCACGGACTCATAGGGATACACTAAGGGCGGGGACTCAGGAGGGTCCCCGCCCTTACCTATGGAAGGAGAACATGTGAAGTACGCATCCGCGACGTTCTGGGAGGGTCTGGCCGAGCGAGGCATCTCCACCTTCGCGCAGTCCCTCGTCGGCGCCTTCGCCGTCGGGTCCTCGCTCTTCGATCTGGACTGGAAGGGCGCCCTCGGCATCGCCGGTGCCGCGGCCCTGGCCTCGGTCCTGAAGTCGTTCTCCCTGCCCGAGGAGACCGACCGCGCCGTCCCGACCGCCGAGACCGCTACGGCTGACCTCTACACCCCCCGCCACGTCTCCGGACTGGCCGGCTGAGGTAGCCCCATGATCCCAGTGGAGCAGTCCTCGTCGCCGATCCTCACCGTGCTCGCCTCGCCTGAGGTCATCACGGCGGGGACTGCTTTGCTGGCGGCCCTCATCACCTGGCTCAGGATGACGATCAAGAGGCAGCAGTCACGGTTGGAGGAGAAGATGGCGAGGATGAACGCCCATGTTGTGAGGGCTGCCGATGCGGCGGAGTCGGCCTCCGAGGGCGTACACAACAACCACGACTCGAACCTTAGAGACGACCTGGACTCCAAGTTCGGTCAGGTCCTGGACAGCCTGACCCGGCTGGTCGTCTCCGTGGACGACCTTCGAGAGTCTGACCGGCAGTTCGAGGCCCGCATGTCCCGCATGGAGACTCAGATCGAGGGCGTCCGCAATGACGCACGGACTGATAGGTCCCACCTGTACACAGAGGTCCAGTCATTGCACGATCGGATTGATAGGGTTAAGGGTGATGCCAATCCGTTACGTCAGGAGCCCCAATGACCTCCGCCACCGCCACGATCACCGGCCGCGTCGTAGGGCCTGATGGCCTGGGGCGTATGGGCCGAATCACCTTCACCCCGGCCAGCCTCGGGGCTCCTCTACCGGCCCGGGACATCGTCGCCGGGCGGGCTTCCTTCCGCATCGACCCTGACGGGTATCTGGTAGGTCAGACAGGTCGGACGGCGTCCGTCGCCTCTGGAAACTATGAGATAGATCTCAATATCCCGGGGGACCTGGGCGCCCACATCCGTACGATCCGGACTCTGGCCGACGGCGAGACCTTCAATATCGCCGACCTTCTCATGGCCGCTCCCGTACCTAACTTGCCCCAACCGCCTCAGCCTCCCAGCCCCGGACCCGCCCAGCCCCCGGCCCCGCCGGCGCCGGCTCCTACAGAGCACGGAGTCCGCGAGACGGTGTCACCGGGTATCCTTGAGGCTATCAATCGGTCTGAAATCATAGACCTTGGCAATGGAGTTCTCACCTGGAGGTAGAGGTAATGGCCGATCTCACTTGGTACAGCAGGGAGGGCGCAGACCAGCGCTTCCTGACGCGGAATGAGGCCTCCGGCCTGGCCTCCAAGGCGGAGAGCACTCAGGGCGACGCGGCCCTGAGTGCCAGGATTGACGCAGTCAAGGCGACAGCGGAGGCCGCGCTACCGGCCGCCACTGCGGAGGCCACCTACGCGACGAAGGAGGCCCTTGCCCAGGCCCAGCTCGGCGGGGGAGCGCAGGCTCCCGACCTGTCGGCCTACGCCACCAAGGTCGAGATGCAGTCGGCCGACGCGGCTCTGGGAGGCCGCATCGACTCCCTGACCTCGACCGTCTCAACCGTCTCGGGCAAGGCCGACGCCGCCGTGACCCGTGAGGCCCTGTCCGCCTACCCGACCTCGGCAGAAGTGTCCGATACCTACGCCACCAAGGTGGCCCTCGGCGACTACCTGCCCAGGACGGAGGCCGCCGGCACCTACGCCACCAAGAGCGACCTGGCCAACGCCCAGCTGGGCGGCAAGGGTGAGGCCCCTGACCTGTCGCACCTGGCCACGAAGGCCGAGATGACCTCCTCCGACGCCGCCCTCGGTCAGCGCATCGATCAGGTCAAGGCCACCGCCGACGCCGCGGCCCCTATGAGCGCCCTCGCCCCCTACCTCACCTCAGCCGACGCTCAGACCACCTACGCCACTAAGGCTGAGGTGGCCTCCTCCGCCCCGGACCTGAGCACCTACGCCACCAAGGAGTCGCTGAGCGGCTACCTGACCCAGGCGGCGGCCGCGGAGACCTACTCCACCAAGAAGGACCTCGACTCCTACAAGACCCAGGCCGCCTCGACCTTCGCTCCAGCCTCGCTCGCCGGCGAGGTTGCCTCGGTCAAGGAGACCGCTGAAGCCGCCCTGCCGAAGGACGTAGCCTCCACGACCTACGCAACCAAGGAGGAGCTGACTCAGGCCCAGCTGACCGGGGACGGGAAGATCCCGGACCTGTCTGGCTACGTCAAGTCGGCCCAGCTGGCGGACTACGCGACCAAGGCCGAGCTATCCGGCTACGCCAAGACGTCAGCCCTGGCCCCGATCTCCGCCAAGGCCGATGCTGCGCTGCCCAGGAGCGAGGCCGCGGACACCTACGCCGCCAAGGCCGACCTGACCGGCTACGCCACCGCTGAGTCGGTCGCCACTACCTACGCGACCAAGGAAGCCCTGACCTCGGCCACCGCGCCCATCGCCGACCTGTCGTCGAAGGTCTCGTCTCTGGAGACCTCCGTGCAGGGCAAGGCGGACTCCTCCGCCCTCGTCGACCTCCTGCCGAAGGCCGAGGCATCGACCACCTACGCCACCAAGGATGAGGTGACCGCAGTCAGGGCGGCCATCCCGGAGGCTCAGGACCTCTCGGGCTACCTCACCACCGAGGCCGCGACCGCCACCTACGCGACCAAGGCTGACGTGGAGGGTGTCCGCTCCGCTATCCCCACTGCTCCAGACCTGTCCCCGTACCTTACCACCGACGCCGCCTCCAAGGCCTATGCCACCAAGGCCGACTTGGCCCAGGCTCAGGCCGGCGGCAAGGTAGACCTCTCGGGCTACATGACAACCGCTGACGCTGACGGCAAGTACGCCACGAAGGAGGCCCTGAGCGCCACGGACGCCATGGCCGCTGAAGCCGCCTCCAAGGCCGCCACCGCGGAGGCCAAGGCCGCCACGGCGGTCCAGCCGGATGCCCTGAGTGCCTACGCCACTACCGAGGCCCTGGCTAAGGTGAAGCAGGCTGCGGAGGCGGCTGCGGAGGCCGTTGCGCCGCCGTTCCGCTCCGGAGAGCGCTACTCGTCCCCGGTCACCTACTACTGGCCGGACTACTACAACGAGTCCAAGGGCACCTCGAAGTGGGCGAAGGCCCTCAAGGCGGCCGGCACGCTCGGTATCGTCATCCTGAACAAGGACAGCGGTAACTGGGACGAGAAGAACGAGGACTTCGGCAAGCAGGCCGCCCGGGCGCTCGCCGCCGGCGCCAGACGTGCGGTCTTCTACGTGAAGACCCAGTACGGTGTTGCTTCTCTCCCCTCCGACGACCCTGCCCGAAACGGGGTCCCGAACCCGGACAAGTACACCAAGGAGTACATCCTCGGGCAGATCGCGAAGTTCACTGAGCAGTACGGGGACGTCGCCCAGGGCGTGTTCCTGGATGAGACGATCAACGGCTGGGGAGCTCAGGCTGGCCGCGTCCAGTGGTACAAGGACCTGATCGCCGCGATCCGCGAGCAGTATGGCCAGAGCTTCTACATCGTGGTCAACGCTGGCTCGAACATGTCTCCGGAGATGTGCGCCCTGGACTTCGACACAGCGATGATGTTCGAGCAGGATGCCGGCAAGTTCCTCAATGAGGACGCCAGCGCCCCGGTCCTGCCTGACCACATGCGCTCCTACCCCTCGGAGAAGTGGTGGGCCGTTATCCACGGCGTCACCAAGGACAACTACCGTCAGGTCTTCGAGAAGCTTGACACTCTCCCCATCGGCCACGCCTACATCACTGATGGTGTCCTGGTGGAGGACCCGAACCGTGGAGGCCAGTGGGAGCCTGTCGGTAACCCGTACGCGAACCCGCCGTCGGAGCAGCTGATCAGACTCACGTCCTCCTGGATTCGTGGCACGCTCGGCCTGCACCTGGAGGTGGAGGACCTGAAGGCTCAGGTGGAGGCCCTGAAGAAGACTGCCGGTCAGGGTGGGGCCGCCACAGGAGCCAACGCCGGGAAGCTCCTGGTGCTCGGCCCGAACGACCCGCTCCCGGCCGACGTCACGGACGACACGGTCATCGTTCGCCGGGAGGCGTGAGCCATGCCTCTCATTGAGCCCTACAAGGACTACGGGCAGACGCCAGTAGAGGCCTTCGGCTTCCACTGGCTCACCCGCACCGACGCCTGGCACCCCGGGGGCCCTGCGGCGAACCAGCTGTGGAACCCGAGGGCCCTGCGCAAGCGAGAGGACGGGTCCCTGGAGATCAGCATCTCCGCCGTCGGAGGCGCTCCCCAGTCCGCGGAGATCGTGTCCGCCGAGTCGATGGGGTACGGCACCTACGAGGCGTCGTACGAGCTGCTGGCCCCTGCCCGCATGCGTGACCTGCACAAGAACATCGTGTGGGGAATCTTCCCCTTTGACTGGGAGGACACGTACCCCGGCTACCAGGAGATCGACATCGTCGAGGACTCCTACTGGTCGGGCTATACCGACATGGTCGGCAAGTACACGCTCTACCCTCAGGGCGAGGACTCCGGTAAGCACCTGAATGACCGCGTGTGGACGCAGTCAGGCAAGGGCGCTACCGTCCGCATGACCTGGACGCCCGGAAAGGTGTTATGGGAGACGTGGGAGTCACACCTTACGGAGGATCTGGCGCGCACGACGCCCATCGCGCAAGGAGGCTACTACTCGGGAGCCCTCACTGAGGGCATCCCGGTCCCCCGCAGCCAGCGCATGCACATTAACCTCTGGGCCTTCCGCGGCAAGGGCGGGTGGGAGTCGATTCCGGCAACCACCATGCACCTGAAGTCGTTCTCCTACACCCCGTGGGCGGGAGCCTTCGGGGTCCGTGTCGGACAGGGCGGGGCCGGCCGCCTCAGCGTCGTGCGGGGC